CTAATAACCATGAAGTCGCTTTGTTTGAGTGGCAAGTAAGTTGTGCATAGGAGAATAAAATGCCTTTAATAAACATTGGAGTGATGAGTGGATCAAGACCCATTGTCTACGTTATTAGCCTGCTTGGAACTTTAGGAACACCTGAGGAAGCCACCAACACTGATACAGATGCAAGAGCCGAAGCGGGTTTCAGATTTAATACCGATGGTACTACTGATATTCGACAAGGAGACTCTTATACCCTAAGTCACGATGATTGGGCAGATCCTGCGTCGGCCAGTCCGGGGGCTCTCTATGAGATACGAGCAACTAAATCAAGTGGATCTGAGTCCAGCCTCTCTACTGGGACACTTAATTCATGGCAAGCCCTAAGTTCAAACAGGACCTATGAACTCCTTAATAACTTCCAGAATAATAGTACTATGGATATTGTCTTAAAGATAGAAGTCAGAGATGTTGCAACACAGACAATCCAAGACACAGGGTACTACAAACTAGAAGCAATCTCTAATACGGTCTTTGACAAGACACCCAATGCTATTAGTTGGACCGGGATTAGCTACGATGCTGTAGATACAACACAGACTGAGTCTACCAGCACTGAGACAATCACTGGTATTGATACTACGCTCACCCTTGAGTTTACCTCTCCGGCAATTACTATTAACGCAGGGGTGGGTGGGGCGACAGCCTCTGGTAAGGTTCTAGTCAATGCTGGCACTGTTGCAACCTTTAACGAGGCAGAGCTTGTCTCATTTACCGTTACAAACAATGACACCATCCAGTTTGAGTACACTTTCTCTGTAGGGTCCGAAACAGATGCTACTTGGAGTGGAACAACAACTATTGTGAATACGTCCGATGGAGATACGACACTAGATGCCATTTCTATCTCTATTCGCCTTGATGATTTCACGGGAAGCTAGGCTTTTGCCATGTATCGCCTAAGGGCGAGCCCTGTGATAAACTTAGGACATGGCCGAAGTTATCTCTAATTATACTACTCTGGTATCTGCAGTTGTAAACGTCACTGAGGACGATTCTGCGGAATTCCGGGCGTATATCCCCACAGCCATTGGTCTGACAGAGGACCGCTTGGCGCGAGAACTGGATTCACAGCTTTTCCTCGTACAAACCACTGTTTCTCTAACACAGGGCTCTCGGTTTTTAGGCAAGCCTTCAGGGTATCGCTTGGGGCATGAGATACTTTTCAAGACATCCTCAGGAGATCGCAGGCTTCTAAGGAAGAGAACGCGCGGGTATTGTGATGTTTATTGGCCTTACGAGACATCTACCGCTGAGCCTGTTTACTATGCAGACGCGGATGTTAGCACGTTCCTTATCGCACCTACCCCACAAGCCAACTCTCAGGTTGTTATGACTTACGAGAAGCAGCCTACAAAGCTTACAGCGGGCAGTTCAGTGAATACCCTGACAGCCTCCTACCCCAACGCTCTCTTCTACGGCTCTATGGCTGAGATGTCCAAGTTTTCCAAGCAGTGGAGCCAAGTACAGTTATGGGATGCTAAATACATGGAAGCCGTCCAAGGGGCTAATAACGAAGGCCGAAGAGCGCGGAGAGATTCAGGGGAACCTCTCTCTAACCCGCACCAGGTCAACAATACACTTGCAGGACAAAACTAAATGGCGAGCACATATTCAGGACAACTTAGACTAGAACTTCAGGCAACAGGTGAAAACCAGGATACTTGGGGAACCAAGGCCAATACCGTCTTTTCCCTTCTTGAAGACTCTATAGCAGGTCTCGTTTCAGTAGATCTTACTTCGGCAGGGGGTATTACCTTATCACAGGCTAACGGGGTAGTTGACGAGTCGAGAAACGCTGTGCTGGTCTTTACGGGCGCTCCTACCTCTAATATCGCAGTGTATGTTCCGAATGTAGGCAAGAACTACATGATCAGGAATAACATCTCTAATAGCGCCTCCGTGCGCGTGCGCGTAGAAGCAGACGCAGGAACAGCCCTTAAAATCCCTTCGGACTTCATGGGTCTGGTACACACAGATGGCACCAATGTCTTTGAAGTAGCCCGGCAAATGAACGTAACCTCGCAAGTCTCAGCGGCGCTGCGAGATGACCTGACAAGCATCCGCACAGAGCTCGGCACTGTCTCGAAAACAATAGCTAGTTCTGTTGCCCGTCTTGACGCAAATAATAACTTCGCAGGCAACGTGATTACAAACTACACGGTCTCAGTGGAAACAACCACGGGCGCCTTTACCTTCACCTCTGCTGATACAGGCAAGGTCTGGGTGTTGCAAAACGCTACGTCCATGAACTTGAACCTTAACAAGGCCCTTCCTGTGGGCTGGAACACAACTCTTATTGCCCTTGGTGTTACCGTTGCGATTTCCGCACCTACCAGCACCTCCCTGGTAAACACATCAGGACATACGGGATTGAATAACTATGGATCAGGCGCTGCACTAATGGTAGTGAAGCAGGAGGGTTCCAACAGTCACGCATGGTACTTCTTCCAAGGCGAAACGCAGTAAGGGGGCCCCATGAGCGAAGGGGTTCTCAAAAAACTTAATATACAGCCGGGGATTAACCGCAATGTCACTCAGTATCAAGCTGAGGGGTCTTGGACCTCTGCGGATAAAGTCAGGTTCTCTTCCGGGTATGCCGAGAAGATAGGTGGCTGGGAAGAGCGCGATACAGCGACCTGGTACCACGGTGTAGGCAGGGCTATCCATCCTTGGGCGGCGCTAGACGGCTCCAAATATGTAGCCTTGGGAACGCATAACAGCCTTTGGGTTGATAAGGGCGGTACATGGGAAGACATCACGCCTCTTCGGGCATCTGTTGCCCACGCCTCTGCTTTCTCGGGAACAGCCGGGTCTAACGTAGTTAATGTCTCTCTGGTCGCGCACGGCGCACAAGCAAATGACCTTCTCTACATAAACTCCTCTGTCGAGCTTACCGATGGGGGACAAACAGTTTCCGCAGGGCACTACCGCATTGTCTCGGCAGGTACGAATCACTTTGATGTCTCCTTGCCCTCATCCGAAGTTGCCACAAGCACATACACGGCGGAAGGCAATGTTTCCGCTTCTTTTCAATTCCTTATTACAGCGGGTCTTAAATCCAATGGGGCTTTATTTGGGTGGGGCTCTGATCCCTGGGGTGATGGTAATTGGGGCGAGGCAGGCAGCGGGGGTGTAGCCAGAGCCTTGCGACAATGGACCTTGGATAACTGGGGTGAAGATCTTATTGCGTGCCAGAAGAATGGTTCTTTGTATTACAGAGAGACATCTGCGGGCGGGCGAGCCTCCATTGTGAACAATGCACCGACAAAGAATAACGTGATGTTCCTCAGTAACCCTTCGCGCCAGGTTGTCCTTTGCGGCACTTGTGTTGCCGGGGGAAACTTTGATCCCATGCTTGTCCGCTGGTCTGATACAGAGGATTATACCGAGTGGACAGCGGCGGCTACAAATGGTGCGGGGGATTACAGGCTTCCTATTGGCTCTGAAATAGTAGGCGCTTTGGATTCAAAGAAAGAGCACGTTATCTTCACAGATGAAGGTGCGTATTCCATGAACTATGTGGGGCCTCCTGATTACTACGGGTTTAGCCGATTGGGGTCGAACTGCGGGATTGCAGGGATGAATGCAGGGGTGGACCTTAACGGGATTCTTTACTGGATGTCTGAGGGGTCTTTCTACGTTTATGATGGTACGGTAAGACAGCTTAACAGCACATTGGACGAAGCCGTGTTCTCTCAAAGTCATCCCTACCGTTTGAACCTGAATCAAAAAGAAAAGACATTCTGTGGAGTGAACACAGAGTTCTCAGAGATATGGTGGTTTTATCCTGCCGGGAGTAACAAAGAGAACTCTCGTTATATCATCCATAACTACTCTGAAAATACCTGGTATGATGGGAACCTCACACGCACAACCTGGACAGGCACCAAGCTCTACGCTAACCCTCTTGCTACCACAGCGGCCTCTGTGTCCTCGTCCCTTTACACGCATGAAAGTGGGTACGACGATAGAACAAGCATTCTGGGCGCCTTCTTGCAGTCAGGCGCGGTCCAGATAGAAGACGGCGACCAGATGATGTTTGTAGACCAGTTTGTCCCTGATGTTGACCAGACAGACAGCGTTAAATTCTTCCTTGAATCCAAGAAGTACCCTCAAGCTGCTGAGTTTTCCAAGAAGGGGCCTTTCAACGTGAACACTATGACAGGCAAGAAAAGTGTGCGCCTTAGAGGGCGGCAAATGAATCTTACTGTAACATGCACTGTGGCTAACGCTAATTTCCGCCTTGGAGATATCCGTGTCAGGGCGCAGCCCGATGGAGAACGATGATGCTTAAATATATTGAAGATCACTTCAAGAAAATGCTCCCGGTATGGATCGTAAGCATAGTAGTAGCCGGGTTCTCCGTTGCGGGTGCAGGGTTTGTTGCTTGGAAAGACGCGGCGGTACGTGATGCAGAAATCCAAAGGGATCTTGTTCTAATTAAGTGCCGCATTGGAATTGATGTCACTGCAGACGATTGCGCTTTTGTTAAGCCCTTTATTGAAGACGTAGAAGATATCTTGGCTGACAAGGATGAAGAGGCAGAGTAATGGCCTTTGAGAGACTTCCACCACAGGCTTTCACGGTACGCTTGACAAACCCGCCTGAGGATTTGTTTGAAGAAGGGCAGAAAAACTACCTTGAGAAGGCTCTTCGAGACATGGAGAAGGCTGTGGAAAGGTGCTACACAGAGGCACGCAAAGTGGCTACGACAGATTCCAACCCACAGCGTGAGGCTATCTCCTTGGACGGAAAGTCAGGCTCAATCAGAGTTGATTTAGGACAGTCACAACTATCCAAGGGCGCTCCTGTTGTAGTCTACGCAGACGCTTTAGGGGGCAACGTGTCTATTGCGGGGTTTGACAATGCTTATACCTGGACCCTTGTTCACCTTCTCAACAGAGATGGCACCAACAATATGATCATCGAGCAGAATGCAGAGATCTCCATAGAGGCCACTACGTCTCTGGGAAAGAATGGAACTATGACCTTGATGCAGGCGACAGATGCCCCTGTCTGGGTCAGAGCGGGCGCTTATGTATCAAGCGCTTAGTATGTTAGGATAATACATGGCTGAAAACGCTTTAATGGACATGCTCTCCGGGGCAATGGGTGAAATACCTGGTGGCGGCAGGGCAGATGATGTCCCCGCTATGCTTAGCGAGGGTGAATACGTTATTCCCGCTGACATCGTGTCAATGGTCGGGGATGGAAATACAGACGCAGGAGTTAAGGCTTTTGACGCCTTGGTAGACAACATTCGGAGGAATTACAAAGGCAGTGCGGAAAGACCCGTGGACAATCAAGCACTGAAAGGACCATTGAATGCCCGAGGAGGCCCTCCCGGAGCGCCATAAGCTACGCCGCGCTACTGTTCTAGACATTGAAGATATCGTGGGGTTTCTCGTAGGGGATGCTCTTGATGAACAGAATAATCTACATGAATTTCTCCCTAGAGACCCTGAAACGGTCAAGACGACCTTCTGGAATCTGCTAGGTCCTTCCGAGGAAGGCATCGTTTGGCTATCTACTTACACGGATAAGGCTAATCATGATACAATTACAGGCATACTGGCCCTCCGGTTAGAGGGGGTCTGGTGGAGTAAACATAGAATGCTGGTTAATCTTGTTTTCTATGTCAATCCATACTACCGCAGCTACAATCTAGCTAACCGTCTTCTGAACATTGGTATTGAATTTGCAAGGGCCTCAGGCTTTCCCTTTGTTGGGTCCACCTTTCAATACACAGATCAGATAGACTTGCTGGAGCGGTACTTTAAAAGGAAGGGCTTCGAGAAGCTGGGGAGTGTCCTGGTCTTAGCTAAATAACCATGGGAAAAGGTTCAAGCACTACAGAAACAAGTAACTCTCAAGAGGCGTTTGATCAATGGTCAAACTATGACATTCCGCCTGAGGTCAAAGCCGCGTGGTCTAAAGCCCTTGGCATGGCAGGGAATGCGGCAGGACAGCCCTTTACCCCTTACCCCGGTGTTCCCCAAGCCCCCTTTGCTCCTGATAGCCTTGAAGGCTACAAGCGCATGCGCGAGATCGCTGATGCAGAGAACCCTCTAAACCAAGCCACACAAGAAAGCGCCCTTAGCTACCTCGCCCAAACAGGGCAGGCGCCCACACAAGAAGACCTCCAGCCATACTTGAACTCCTATGAAGGTAATGTCTCCGACATTGCGATGGAGCGCCTTGCCGAGCAGCATGATCAAGACCGGCAAAGGCTTGCGGGTCAAAAGGCACTCGCAGGCTCTTTCGGTGGTGGGCGCTTTGGAATCGCAGATGCACAGATGGCAAGGGATTATGCGCGCCAAAAGCAGGAATTGAATTACGGCAGTCTCCAGGATAACTGGGACAGAGCTCAAGGGCTTCGCCAACAAGACCTGGGATATCAAGGCGGGGCTGTGGGAACCGGGATGGCCCTTAGTGATATGCTAAGAAACCAACAGGTTGCTAATGCGTCCAACTTGACAAACATAGGACAAGCCTTCGAGCAACAAGCGCAGGGCGGCCTGGACTTCGGGGTGGACGAGTTTGGACGCGGGGTACAATACCCATTTAATACAGCTCAGTTCTATGGTGACATGGCACAGGGCATAGGCGGAACTTGGGGACAACTCTCGCCACAGCACACAACAGGAACGGGCTCAAGCTCGTCTACAGGTACAGCCACAGAGAACCCATCGTTCCTTGATCAACTGGGACAGGCTGTGGGCATAGGAAAGTCGGTAATCGGCTTTTTCCAAGACGGTGGCGGGGTCAGCAACCCCTTGGCGCAGGTTACTAAGAACCACCAAGAGAGAGAGGATACCCGAAGAACCCTAGGGGAGCTTCCTATTCGGGATCAAATAGGGCATATCTCTGGAATTTTGGGTGGCGATGCTTCCTTTGATGAAGACGGTTATTATACGGGCAGTCACGCCACAAGGTCTGACCTTGAAGAAATGAACATTGTAGAAATGGGAGAGTTGTTGCGGCGAGGTGAGACTTATGACGAAGAGTCTGGCATCTACTTCCACAAAGGTGTCCCTATCGCGTGGGGAGAAGAAGATAACGCTAATTGGCTTCTTCGTCCTTCGAGGACAGAGGACAGGCCAAATTTCTGGGAACCTTTTGTAGAGCGGTTCCCGCATGTAAGAGAATACCAAGAAAGACTAAGACAAGGAGAACCCTCGAAGAATTACCGAGAAGGAGGTAGAGTTATGCCAAGGAATTATCAAGACGGCGGAGGTGTTCAAGGAAAGATTGAAGGATTTTACCAAGATGTCGGCTCCCACGAAGAAGAACTTTTTGAAGCACAAGACGCCTATGTTCGCCAAAGAATTTCTGAGGGCGCTACTGCGCAAGAGGCCGTTAGAGAGCTGGGAGAGATGCTTAACCGTGTCAGAGGGGAAGACACACGTACAGGCTTATACAATGAAGATTTTGTCCCCTATCATCCTGATAGTGTCGTTTATGGCGCCTTCTTTGAAGACGAAGAATTTGGTGTGCCCGGTGTTAGCTTGAATATGAGACAGGGCTCAAGACCCGAAGATTACCGAGAAGGAGGTAGAGTTATGCCAAGGAATTACCAAGACGGTGGAGAAGTAGGCTCCTACGGAAGTCCTGCACACGGGTTTGACACAGATGCGTCAAGCAGCAGCATTGATGGCACCCTAAGGGATCAAGAACGACAAAGACAACTGGAAGACCTTTATTATAAGTGGGTATCTGGAGGCAGAGGGCCTGAAACCCAAGCTGAGATTGAGAGATTACATGAACAGCTTAGAGAAACAAGACCTTTAATGATCTATGAAGCATGGGAAAATGTTA